GCCATGCATTCTGGCTTTCCTTGGAGCCAAAACCTTCTGCAATTCTTCACTGGCTTCCTTCGGTGATATTTCCGCACGAGCCAACCGGCCTCCGATATGCGTTGCAGTCCTCTTGGAAGCAGCATCAGCGATATCTTGCAAAAATTCACCAATTACGAGGCCGCCATCAGGATTCCTCACCATCGATTTATCTGCTGCAGCTAACCCATCACGCCAATCTGGCATCCCCGCCTCAGAAGCTGCATCCTGCACCGCTTTAAGCCAAAACTTATTATTCTCAACCTCTTCAATAATCGTCCAATTCAGAACAGGACGCTTCTGCATGTGCAGATTGATTGCGGCAGCATAAAACACTCCATTCAGCGTGCTGGTAAATGTTTCTGGGTTTGCAATACTTTCCGGGGGAATGCCACGGAATCCACTAGCACCAATGAACCCGATTACCGCACTCTCTTTTTCTGGATATGCTAATCTTTCAGTCATTTATTAAATCTTTCAAAATTTCATCAGGGAAAAACTTGTCCCTAATTACCACCGCTCGCCTGTAGGACTCTTCCGCCAAATCATATCTTGATTTGTCTCGTGACTCCCAAATCACCAATGCGTTATCTAAATCGGAATCAGCAAATTGATATGCTTGGTCAGATGTCATTAGTTTGTCTCCTTCATGAGTTTGTTCTGTTCCCAGCGTTTCACCCGGCGCTCAAAGCTCTGCCACCGGATGTATTCCAACTCCCCCATGGCCCCATCGCGGTGCAGAAGGTCGGCAAACCAACCGCCCTGCGCGGCCATGCCCCACCCGCTGGTGTGGATGTGATGGCGGGATTCCAAAACCTCCCTCGGCCAATCACGGAGGCGTTTGCGCCAGTAGCGGTGGCGTTGCTCGTTCGGATTGACGGCAAAGAGGTCAAGTTGGATCATTTCTTTCCCTTCATAGTGTTCTGGTTCCGCTCGATGTATTTCCGCACCTTCTCCATGTCCGCCTCCGCCTCCGCCTGTTCTGCCAGCGCGTAGGTGTGCCGATAAGGCGGCAGCGGCTCCGCCCGTTGAATGCGCGGCCCGATCGGGCAGTCGTTCAGACAGATGGAGATGCGGAGCGAGAGGTCTTGGGTCATGGGTTAAATCCTGCGCGTATCAACGCCGCGCCCCGGTGGGTTGAATCAGAACGGAATATCGTCCGTCTCTTTGGCGGGCTTGGCCTTCGGCGCGGGCGCCGAGGATTTGGGTGACATCCAGCGCTCGAGGGTGTTGAAGCGATGGCCGGAGTCGGCGCCCTCTTCCTCGCCAAGAACGACCGTGGCCGTTTTGCCGATGAAATCCTCGGGCTGCACATCGATGTCCTCCCCTGGGATCACGGCGAACCCGCAGGCTTCGCGCACTTGGTCAATCTTCCACCCGGCTTTTTCGGTGAAGGTCAGGTGCTCATGGACTTCCGGCCCTTTGGCGCCCTCGCCGATCTCGACGCGGCAGATGAGTTTGATCATGGGGTTTCCGGCCTTGGAGAGTTTTTCCATGGCGTTGACGATTTCGACTTTGTAGGTTCCCGGCTCCACGAAATAGACGGGTTTCGGTTCACTCTGTTTGTAGGTAGGCATATTATTTTTTGGATTTGATTTGGCGCAGGGTGTTAATGGGTGACCCTGCTCGCACCGCTGACTCGTCCATCTCCACGCCGGCATCGGCGCAGAATTGGCGAAATTTGTCGGCGCTCATCTTTCCGCCGAGGGCGAGGATGAGCGTCTCTTTTGAAACATTGGCGGAGGCTCGAGCGATGGCATCGGCCTCCACGAACTGCCGCCCCGCGCCGGTCGTGACCTTCCAGCCGGGGATGTCCTCACCAGCGGCGAGGCGTTCCTTCAGAGCATCGAGAACCGGCTCGGCGATCTGCTTCTCGGCCAGCTTCCAGTTCGCGGCGAAGGCGCTCAACTCGACCGGATTGGCGAGGATTTGGTCGCGGATGTCGGTAAGACAAAGGTCGGACTTGACTAATGCCAGCGCCTCGGAGGATTGACGCACCAAGGCTCGGCACGAGTTGGCATGAGCGCACCAGCCACAATACTCATTCGGCGTCGGCTCCGCCAATCGGCTGCTGGCGTTTGCGATCACCGCCGAAACGGTCGCCTCGGCTTGCTCCCTCGTGAAGGTGTAAGTCCGCCTAACTCTCTGATCGACATAAACGACATGAGCCGTCCACGAGTCCGCAAAGTGCTCGTGCATACAGGCAAGGGCGTAGGCCGCGAGCTGCTGGCGGTAGTTGCGGACTTGGCCCGTTTTTATGTCCGCCACCCACTGAGCCCGAACGCATACCGCGTCGGCGGTGCCGGGTTTCGAGAGGCCCGGCACCTCCATGCCGAGATATTCTTCCCGCGTCTCGACATGGTAGCCACCCGAGAGCGAACGGAGTTCGTCCGCGCCCCACCGAGCCACCGCTTGATCCTCGGCGGCGAGGCCGTCGTAGGTCGTGGGATCATCAACGAAAAGCTCGCGGATCGCTCGATCCAGTAGCGTTCCACGCTCCGCCGCCGCGCTGGTGCCGGGTGCGCCCGTAAACAGGGCGCACTCGGCGAGCTTCGGCAGGGAGGAAGGGGAGATTTCCTTGGCGATCATTTAGCCCCCTTTCTTGCTCTGAGCATCTCGTCAGCGCATCTCCATGCTGCTTCAGGAAAATCAAATTTTCTTCTTCCAGCCCAACTTTGGGCTCCATCATCATCCCAAGGAAACGGATGGGTCGTCATCCATGCGCCATCATTTTCCTTATCATCATTTTCCAAAGTAAAATGACCGCTCGCTAATAAGCCTGACAAAGCATGTCCGGCAAACCAATCTCGTAAAGTAATCCCCTCCGTGCTCTCTGTGTCCTCTGTGGTTAATCCCTTCACGCTGCCACCTCCATTTGGGCGGTCGCCTTGGAGATGAGCGCTTGCGGGCGGGATTTGATTTGTGCCAGCAACTTCGGCGAGGCATTGCGCCAGGTCTCGCCCTCTTGGATGGATCCGTTGCCGGTTAGAAAGGCGTTCACCGCCTCCTCGTTAGCTTCCAGCAACTCCATGGCCGCCATCGTCTCGGCACCGAGGATCTCCACGGCAGGCGCCGAGGTTTTGGGTGCAGGTTTGCCGAACACATGCGCCACCGAATCCCATTCCATCGGCAGCTCCTCGGCGAGCCCCGAGCGGGTCTTCGCGTCGTAAGCCGCCGAGTGGGTAGTCAAGATGATGCGCTCCTTGCCCCCGATGCCCTTGGCCTTGCCGTTCTCCTGCGAGACGGCCTTGGTCTTAAACCGAAAAAACCAAAGTTCATCCGCCCATTCTTTGACCAGCGGCGAGGACTGCTTCGACAGCTTCAACTCGTAACGGTCATACGCGGCGAGGATGTCCGGCGGCTCGGTTCGCTGAACCTTGGAGTGCGCCAGGACAACCACATGTTTGCCGGCATCGATGAGCGCATCCAAGGCGGTCAAAAACCGGCTGACCTTTTCCGCCGCCATCACCCAGCCCTTGCCGAATCCGAAATCCTCGACGCTCTGCTTCTTGTTCGTGGCGAGGAGGTCTTCAACCGCCAACCGCTCCGCCCAATCCGCCGAGTCGATCACGATTGTCTCGTAATCCGTCGCCGCTGCCTCGGTGATGCACTGCCCGAGTTCCTTCCAAGTCGAAACTGCCACACGATCGACATTCAAATGGTTCGACCCGCCCTCGATGTCTAAAAACAAGGGAGAAGGGAACTTGCTGGCGAATGTGGTCTTTCCGACCGACTCCACCCCGTAAATGACCACCCGCTGTGGCCGCTGTTGTTTGCCTTTGATTATTTTCATCACTCTTTTGTTTGTTTGTTGTTGGTCAGCGTTTTTTGGGATGCGCTGCCCCCCTTGGCCCCTGCGGTCTCCTTGAGACCTAGCGAGGCAAAATCAGTCGAAATCCTCTAGGTTGTCCCAATCGCGCCCGAACTCTTCGCGGCGGTAGAACCGCTCTTGGCGACGGCGCTCATTCATGCGCCCGTCACGCCAGCCGAGTCGGTAGCAGGCCCACATGGACCCGAAGGCGATCAAGGAGAGAAGAACGGCTTCCCACGCGCTCATTTCGCGCCCTCCTCGGGAGGTTCGGGGAGGTTTTGCCAGTGAAGGACCGGCACCAGAACGCGGGCCGCATTCGTGAACCTCCACACGCCGGCATCCAAAAAGCCAGTTGCCACATCGTCGTCTGCCGTGTGGATGATGACCT